ATGCAAAGGGGGTGCGTTATATACGAGACCCCCCCCTCCCCTTCAAAAAAATTTTATAAAAAATTTTTTATTTTCAAAAATTAAATTTGTAAATTTGATTCATTTGAAAAAACTTTTTTGTAATTTCCTAAAACATTTTCTTTTAGTATTTCATCAATTGCTAATTCTATTGCAACTTCTTGATCAACTTCTGAAAGACTTGTTGACAGCACTGTGATACGTGCCAGCATAGATGGTGTGTTATACCCATGCAATGAGTCGAACACAAACCATTCATTGAACTCAGTGAAAGGATCGTAAGGATTGTCCATAGTTGTAAGCATCACACTATCTACCATCTTCAATCTCCTTTCAATGCAGTGTCTAGTGTGGTCAGTGATACACCCAACTGTGCTGCTATCTCTGCTCTAGTGTACCCAGACGCACGCATGGAAGCAGCCCTACGTGTCTTAGCAGGTGTCATCTTGTACACGAACTTGGGCTCAGCATACTTACGTATGACCTCTATGTCTGTGTTAGTCAGTATCTGTTTAAGCATGTGATCACTGATAGCACCTGATTGAATAGCATCCCACTCTCTAGGTGTGATCTGTACCTGTGCTTCCTTCTTGCTTGCACCCATACGAACACGAGCTTTCTCTAACGATTGAAACTTAATCTTTGTAATCGTTGATTCAGCAAGATTAGGATTAGCATCCCTCTTGGCCTGGACCTCGGCATTCGCAATGACCTGGGCCTGTCTTTCACGAGGCCGGTTTTCTTGGGCTGCCCTTAATTTTGAGGCCAGGCTTTTGTATTCGGGGGCGTATGTTTCTCTAGCAGAGGAGGAGTATTTAAGAGAGGGGGTCTTAACCATAGCTACACGTGAAGCATTAGCCAACGCCTTCAAATCATTGGAGTGCTGCGCATAGATGGCCTCCATACGGGTACCTGATGACAGCTTGTGTGCATCATCAACAACAGCTAGCTGTTCAGTAGGTACTGTCTTTGGCGTACCCTTTGAAGTCTTTCTACCTGTCTCCACATAGACCAACTTACCAGTCTTTGGATCGATAGGCCCACCATCTTTAGCAGCACGGAGCTTCCTTTGATTAACCCATATTTCAGCTGTTGCTCTGGATAAAAGTGTGCTTGCTCCCTTCCCACTTTTACTAGCCTTCTGATACTCTGCCTGCAACTTTGGTATACCGTTGTCTATCGCAGACTTGCGGTAATCAAGGTTGTGATTCTCAGCATCAATGACTACCATGGAATGTCGAATGGCTTGAGCTATCTTACTTGGTGGTGCTCCATGAACAGTCATGTCTGTAATCAAGTTTGTTATACTACCCATCTCAATTTGTTTACGAGCGGGGGTAATTGGCACCATACCTGGATACGCTTTGTACAACTCCTGCGGATCAAATCCCTTCAATCCTTCAAGGGCGGGGGTAGATTTAATTTTACCCCTATTGTTTGGAATGACAACAACCGTGTCTCCATCAAAGTCTGCACCAGACAAACGCTCCGCTACTGAGTGATGAATACCAACGGCATCCTGAGCTTGCCCGAGTAAACCTCGAGCTTCTTTATTTCTATTGTTAACAGTCAACTCGGGAATCTCGAATGTTCCACCATGAGGATATCGAATCAAAACTACGCGTTCACCATTATTGTAATTTGGTGCATAGATTTCATCTGGCTTCATCGACGGTACCGGAAGAATTGTGTGCCATTGTTGACGAGCAGACAAAGCTGCAGCATCCATATGAACGGCAGAGGAATCTGTAGCTTCAGCGAACGCTTGAAGAAGATGTTTCTTTATCGTCGGATTTGTGAGAGACATGATTCTATTGAAGTCTTCGAGACGACGTTCATAGGTCATATGTAATTGCTCTAATGCAAGACTTGGGTTTTGCTTAGATAAGAACTGCGACGATAATTTCTTACTCCAATCGGCCCAATTTCCTTCTTCATTAACAATATTCATGGCAGAAATGTTACGCTCTTTCGGAGTTCCTTTATTTTCGAGTACCTGTCTAGTAACAGCACCAAACGGAAGATCTGGGTCTTCGCTCATTACCTTCATAGCATCGAGTTTGTTACCCGTACTACTTTTCTTTGTATTGAATTGAAGATCTACACCGGCTGGCATACCTTCTTTGTACATTGCCATACCTTTTAGGTAATGATTATCTCCGACTTGAACACGAACCTGCGCATACATCTTACCACCGAGAGTAAGATCTTTCACACCAGGACGAATGAAGATCACTCCGTCAGCTTCACCACCACCTTGATCTTTGTAAATAATTCCAATACGCTTAGGATTCACAGGAATCACATCATGAACATTTGCATAACTTCTACCACCACTATCAGAAAACTCTTGAATCTGCCTGATCTTATCCCTATTCTTATAAACATCCCCCCTTGTTGTTCCAGGGGGGGTCAAAATTTTCATGTTAGTATCGTGCCTTGTCCCAAGCTGTGGCACCTTGACATTGGTATGTACTCGATAACCCTCATCCTCGAGAATAGATACACTAGCCCGAAGCTTTTCTTTACTGATCTTAAGTTTAGCTTCTACTCCATCTCCAACATCAATGTAGGTTTTATTTGCAACCTCACGACGAAGCATATCAGATGTAGTGATAAGCACGTTCGATTTGTCTGCAGCTCCTGGCTTGAGAAGGGTTCTTACAACCGATTCGTTGATCCCCATCTCTTTTCCAATTGCAACATTCGACATCCCAGTATTCTTGAGTCTTTGCGCTTGTGAAATCTGCGACTGCTTTTTCGAAGCAGTAGCAAGAGTCCTGGTTGCACGAAGTTGAGATAAGGTGAGTCCCACTCCTTGTGCAATCTGGGCTTCATTGAGTCCTTGATTCTTCATGTCCTCAACATAATCAAAGAACCCTTTACTTCTTTGATCAACGTTTCCTCCACTGCCCCACGGGTATCGGCCTGAGCGTCGAAGAATTCCATAATGTAATAAATCATCTTCTTCGATAATCACTGATTGGCCTCCTTTATGGTCTCGATTTGTCTGTCAAAATCAATTATCACTTCCATAATTTGAGCGATTCTATCTGGGTGGGGTTCAAAAACTCGAATCTCATCTCTCTGATAAATCCGAAGTTCAATTTCAATTGTGTAAGGATCTACACCATACTCAAGACAAAACAATGCTGCATAAACCTCAAGTTGCTTCTCTGATGTATGGGCTATTCCAGTTTTAAGATCGTGTATTCGAAGTTTGTTTCTCCTGAATGAAATACAATCGGCAGTTCCAAAACAATTCTCTGAATAGTAAAGTACCTGTTCAGAGGTCATTTTATACGCTATAGCATCATTCACATAAGTTGATAATGCTAAATTCGATTTGGCAAGCTTTACTCCAAGACGGACTGCTTCTGTAGCAAGAGCGTGAATGTCTGAACCTCTTCTTGCTGCCATTGCAGTATGATAACGAGACTCCAATTTATCATCTGTATAATTCAACCAATGATAGTTGCTGGGGCTCAAAAAGGCGTGCTTATCTCTTAAGTCCGAATGCGAATTGAAGATCATCAAGCACCATCTCTTCTATGGCTGGATATATAATTGCACAAAACGACATGGCGTTGAACAAATTTACATAATAATCTTGATTTGGTTGTATTTTAGCATTAGAAGAAAGTTTACATTCCAGCATTGCCCACCGGTCACCATAAAGAATCAAGATATCAGGAATACCCTGGAAATCTGTTGGATCGGGCCTAAGTATGAATGAAGCTGGAAACATTTTTTTCAACTTCTCAACAAGTTTTCCCTGGTAAACCACCTCATTTGGTGACACGGCCGCCTCCAAAATTTTAAAAAATCAAATATCGAGTTCTCCTTTCGTTACAATCCATGTATTTTTTACGACAATATACCCCTTAAGCCTTCAGACCCTCGCACTGCCTTCGAAACGTCTTTAACTCGGGATCATACCGATACCAGCAAACCAAGTCCTCTGTGAGGCTTATAGAGGTGTCTGGTGGCGATTCGTCGACCGCAGTCATCTTCCCACAATGCGTACACTCCCCACCATCCATAAGAGTCTCGAGTAAACGAAACACAGCTCGCCACGGAGTTATAGCTCCAGTAGCCTCCCAAACATCATGATCTTTATCTTTGAACTTAGCCCTGGCAATCCAGATAGGGGGGTCTAAAATTTCACCATCATGCCCATCACAATATCGAATCTCAAATTGTTTACCACCCATACGTCCTATCATTTCAACAGCCGCAGCAAACTTTTTATCACTTGGATTATGTTTCATCAGACTTCTCAATCAGATCATGAGGAAGACTTTCAATATCAGCAAGACTGATTCCACGCCTCGGCTCAAATATACAAATTTTTCCTCCCGGAATATCTTCACGCCATAACACGACTGGTTCCCCAATCCATTTCTGTCTACGCATCTCTTCTGAAATGGCGGCTTGAATAAACCCGGCGGCTTCTTCAGGACTTCGGAAACCATACGGAATTCTAACCGTCACATCGAATGTTCCCGCATCTCCATATATCCGTTTTCTATCTTGCTCAATTGTCGGTCTCCTTTTTAAAACTCTCTTTTTCTCAACAGGTTCCTTATCCTGATCTTGATCGTAAACCTCACTCACCAATCTCCTCCCATACAATTTCTGTAATTTCAAATACCGACCAATCTGGAAATATCGCTTCTCCGGTATATGTTGATCTCCAAATTTCTGCAAAAAGCAATCCTTCAGCCATTCCAGCATCAATAATCGAAGGATATGTAATACCTTTTTTAACATTTCGAACCGGAAGATTCTTAAAATGAGTTGGTTGTTCAGTTCTGAGTTGACGAGAATACAACCAAACATACGATGGAGGACGCGCTACAATGTTTTCTAAGCAAATATTTGCCTTATTACCATCTAGGACCACCGGATGGGTACAGAGGGCGTTAGACGGCGATATAAAGGCGTCTGAGAGCATTTTAGCAACGCCCATCGTCCGACGGACACCGGAATTATCTAAAATTCCCACTTTTAGGTCTCCGAACGGTGTTTTTGAGACTTTCATGTAACAATTTCGACGTTTGTTATAAACTCTTCCGTATGTGCTAATTTGATAATTTTCAAATCCATAGATGTCTGCCCAATATTCTCTTGATTGATTCATTTTTCTCCAATCTTCGGGCTTTGAGGAGGGGCGTCAGATTTCGTCAATTGTGGGGTCAAAGACTTTCTATATATTTTTTACCCTTTATACTCTTTCTTTCCTTTACTCATGTACAAAATAGGGTATAGAGGTATAAAAATATATAAGAAGTAATAAGACCGAAATGTGTAAAATCTGACGCCACCCTGTTTTTACTATAATCCCAGGTCAGAGCGTTTTTACCCCTAAAAAGGGCCGCGGCAGATTTTTTCGATTATTCCTCGTCTTCAAAATATTCCACTTTTTCACCCCATCGCTTCTCATTGAAATTCCTCTTTTCTTGCAAAGCTCTCTTAATTTCTCGGTCGATTTTTAGACCCGAAACAAAAACGTAGTAATACAACTTAAGATATGCCGCGTTCAATCTGTCGATTCTACCCTGTGCTTGAATGAAATTTTTGTACGAATAAGTGAGCGAATATAGCACCATTGCATCCGTAGAAGTACATTCCCAAGCCTCAGAACCAGCCAAATATTGCACCAAATACACCCAATTATCACCCTCAGGAAGCGGATCTTTACGCTTTCCATTCCATTCTGCCACCAAAATCTCATCATTTAGCCCCCGCAAGATGTCCAATTCATAGTTAAAGTTGTAAAAAATGATCAATTTAGGATGAATTTTCAGCAATTCCCGCACCATTTCAAGGCGAGAAGGATGCGAATTAGACACACGACGCATCAATCTGAACAACTCGGAAGCATCTTTTATAGGCCTATCTTCCCACGGATTCCACCTGTTTTTGAAAACAGTTCTGTACAAATTCTTGTCATATCCCATCAACAAATAGTTCAAATACCGCTTCGACGAACTCAAATACGGCATCTCCACAAGGATCTCGTCACGCATCAAATGTAACTTCGTCTGATTCAAATAAGCCTTCACTTTTGGGTATTTCACAAAGGGCTCATACAAAACATGGCGGCGTTTGAAGTCGGTTATGTTCCTGTAGAACCCGTTTGCGATGAAAACGGGAGCATAATCCAACCACGTATCCCCGGGCGTAGCAGACAGTAATACCCAATGATTCTCCCGGGCTATTTTGATGAAACTCTTCACCCAAGAACCATTCGAGACCAACCGCTGCTCGTCGAAGATGAAGAAAGCGTCTTCTATATCCAGATACTTATAGATGTTATTCCACGAGTCTACCTTCAACAATCCAGCCAAGCTCTTCTCGGTACCAATCCCAAACTTTTGAGCCTCAACCTCCCAATCCAAACTGTCACGCTTCTTTGCGGTGGTGATGACAAAAATCGGACGGGGGGCTTCTTTTTTCATGTAGTACCCCAAGACCGTAGCGCTCTTACCTACACCGACACCTCCCCAAAGAATTTTCCCACTGCCCAATAACTCAATAGCCTGTAACTGGTGAGGCATCAGCTCGATCATTATCACCTCCTTCAAAAATTTTATGCGTTGTATGGGGATGGGCGGAAAATAGTAGAATCGCAACACTAGCGACCATTACTATTCCCTACCCATCCCCGTCGCGTGACTTGCCGAGCCTACAAGCGAACTCGAATCGACTATGGGGCTTGCATATGTCCCATGTCATCACGCCGGTTTTTTGTTTACCTATACCATCAGGTGTGTTAGCCTGAAGGCGCTCTGTGTGACCTTCACAGTCATGCTGCGGGCTCCCTGACGCTTGGCTACATCAGCCGGAGAGGCGTCCAGGATGAAACCTCTCCTTATCTCCCGCAACCGCATTGGGCTTAAGCTGATTTATCGTCGCCCAATCGACGCTCCACTCGCTTCAAGATCGGGTGTGGGCTCCCTCATCGTCGTACACAAAAGACGTGAGCCGGGTGGCGTGAGCACCCTTCATCTCCCACAAAATAAAAATGAGAAGTGCATGCTATTTCTTCTCATTATAATCCATGTATTTTATGCGAGCTACTCCGGATCATCCATGCAGTAACAAGAACAATAAACCTGGCTAAGTTCTGCCCACTGTAACGCCCCCTCCGAGAACATCACAACCTTACAAAGCCTGTGCATATCGTCCATGCAATGAGGACATACCCAATTCGACTCACGCGGGGTCGTCGAAGACGTTGTGTCTCTCCAACTTCGCTTCATTGGCCGCCCTCCTAATCGATCCAATACAAGCTATAGCAGTACCAACACTCTCTATAGTATCTGCATGACAGACAAAACCGGATTCACACACTACACAAAAAACAACTTCCTCATTCCAATCCGCCCCGCACGTCCCACAATGTGGAGCAAGTGCTCTGTGGTCTACGGAGCTATGCTCGGTTGCCAATGTTATCGTCCTCCTCTATCTCATCGACTCTGTTCCCGATATTGTCTTCGTCATCCTCATCATTGATGCACGCTGCGTGAAAATCAATTTCATCCGTCAAGGGAACAAAGTGATGGTAGAAGATAAATCTCGACAAACAACGAATATTGTTGTCTTCGCCCATGATTGTGACCCAGTAGCCAATATGCGCCCGGAAAATGTTCGGCACAAGGCGCCGGTTGACTGAGATGTATGGTGTTCCCTTATCGTCCGTTCGAAGCTCACCGATCATTTCGGCTATCTCTGCGATGTTGTCGTGTGTGATCTCGATCGCTTGAACTTTGAACGGCTTTCTAATAAACGTAGTAAACTCCATCAACACTCCTATTATTAGAGGGATTTGTTTAAGCCGGTTGTGTTGACAGATATGCCAAACAACCTACAACTACAATCCACGCCAGGATTCTGTCCCAGCGCCATTCTTTTACCGGACGAATTTCCACTCAAGCCTCTTGATCGTATAAGGCATATTTACGCTCGAGTTCGTCTTCTTCAACCGTTATAAACATCGTCTTCAAATATGCTGAAACACCAGTCTTTGAACCGTAAGTCCAATTATAGGATTGAGCAATCAAATCGACGTGTTGAATGTTTGCCCAATCCAGAACACCAACAGTGTCTTCTGTAAGATCAGTTCGTGCCGTTGTGGTGATCATCACAATTTTTGGTGGACGAATCTTGTATCCAACCTTGATTTTGATGAATGGCCTCTTACCCGGTTCTTCGTCTGACGTCTCTGGGAATTTGACAGCCCATCCATCTTGAGCCATCTTTACCGCTGCGTCTTCATCAAGGACGCATAAGAAATTACGATCACCTTCACTATTGTATTGCTTTTCTATCCCAGAAAAATTCAAATAGAAAATTTCTGCATTTTCAACCATGAATGTCTTGATTCCATCGGGCATTATCTTCCTCCATCATTAATGATTCCCACAAGACCACCACTGGCCTCAATAGCATCAAGAGCTTTCTTCGACAGGGTTTCGAAATATGACATGTCGATTTCCAGCTCGTTTTTCTTGTTCAAAAATTCAGCCGACTCACGAGTAACCCAAGAATGTCCTTTGGTTCCCGTGACGGCGTATTTCTGCCCATCCTTAACTCTCCAAAGGGTACCTCCTCCTTTGAGGACGGGGACAAAACTTTCTGTGCGTCCCACGTGCATCATGTCGTCGACAACTTCTGTACCCGTGAAGTCAAGGTACATCGTGCCCTGAAGAACGTTCTTGGCCTCACAGAAATCTTTGAACTCGAGTTCGTCTCTCGTGAAGAGCGTCTTGAAAACATATGGGTGTTGAAATTGTGCCCCCACCGCCGTCCACCTGTCCCCGCTTCTTGCAATATAAACCGCGTCATTTACCAAGCAAAACCAATCGTATGTCGGTTCCACCTCAAAGGTGTATCCGTAATCGAACCCGAAATTAATTACGAAATCGATTATTTCATCACTTGCCCCGGGGATTTTTATGGAATCCGTTTTGATATGTACAACGTCGAATCCGCGTTCTTGAACCGCGTGCTTCAAATCGATCATGAACAATGCGCCACGTTTGGCTACAATATTGTCCTTATTACGGTTATCCCGAAACGGGTTGTCAAATCGTGCGCTAGTAAGTCCATAGACGATGTTGATGACAATCTTAAGAGCGTAGGATAGGATCTCAGAGTCTTTATCGTCATCCAAAAACTTCTCGAGCTTACCTTCAAATAACTTCCTGGCACGCGAGTAGTCCTTATGCTTGATTGCCAGACGAGCTTCTTTGAGTTCGCTGAACCGTCGTGTATAGGGTCCAAAGAGATTGAGGCACTCGATACTCGTCGGATGCATACTCGCAATGTCCAAAACCGACACATCCTCGTAGGTGCCAGCTTCGGCATAGACATAACCGCCTTCACCGGTAACTTCTCCACGGTAAGTGCTCTCCCTTCCATCAAAAACATACCCCGGGAATTTTTCCCCGAGATCAGTGTAGACAAAGGAGGATTGAGGCTTTTTGTCATTTCCAAATATGATTTTCGCCGCATGGGCTTGTGTTGTATTGTTTACCGACAATCCAGACAGTTCCGCCAATATCTGTCTTGCGACGAAATCTTGTTTCCTGTCCTCGAAGACCTCTTGTGTGGCCAACACGTCGTTGGCACAATAGTCTACAACTGATTCCCAGTAATTTTCAGGGACGGGCTTATCCCAAGGGATGTTAAGTTCTATATGACGAATATCCAAGTCGATCATGAATTGCTTCAAGCCCTGCTTCTTTGAACTGAAGTCATAGATGTCAGCATAAGAAAGATTGTATGCCTCACCAAAGAAAGCAGATCTGTTATTCCCGCCGAGAATTATCTTCTGGCTTAGAAGATATAGCTCTTCGACCGAGTATCCGAGATACCGTGCGTATAGAATATGATTGTCGTATCGACGATTGTTGAAACCAATCAGCCTGAATTGTAGAAGGTTTTCGATTTCTTTTGGATCGGGATTGATCATTTTAGAAACAGTTTCATGTGTCTCGGCTTTCCAACACACGACAAACAAATTCGGAAAGACCTCTACATCGAAGAATACAATCGGTTCATTACTTTCAACTTCAGGCATGGTATCTTTACCGACGAATTCCATCTTCTGTACGACTTTGATACAATCTGACGAATGATTAGTGCTCTTGGCAGCAAACGTCAAAATCGTTGATCGCATGTCTCGAACGTCATACGCCATTCCAGAATCATACGCCTCCTGGAGAATGGTGTAAATAAAATCCACAGATGGCTTTGTCCCTGGATGAATCTCTTTCCTCAAATTCCGATCGATAAGATCTCGAAGCCCCTTTTCTGTCTGGATACTTTTCTTTGGTATCATAGACTTCTCCTTTTTAGGCAGCCCTTTATCTATTGTTGTAATATTAACGTCGTTGCACAGCGTAAGCTGTCTTCTAAGTGAGCTGTCTCCAAGGAGAACCTTAACTTCGATTCCTACATCGTATATCGGAGCAAGCTCGGTTACATCACCAGCATAAATATAATGTAGATGAATTCCGTTACCGCTTCTGCTTACCTCGCTGTAGGTTGGAGGGAAACGCGAAGCTGCACGAATATTTTCTCCGACATCTTTTTTCCCGTCTTCGTCCACCAAGTCGAAATCAATGACGATATGATCTTCAGGAACTTTAACGAAATGTAACCTACTGCTGTCCAAATCACCAAGCGTCGTAAGAACGTTCGCCCACCTTTTTTCTGGGATAGCGTTATCACTAGCATACTGGGCCGGTCTTGATGCATACTGTCTATCAAATATAGATGGTTGTTCTTTGAGGTCAATGGAATAGATGCCATCGGGTTTGATTGGGAGCTCGGTGAAGGGAATGATCCTTTCAAGATACTTGAAACCGGAATATACTTTTCTGTAGTCTTTCCCGTCAACTTTTTTCCTCTCTTCAAATTTTTCAAAATAATTTTTCAGTTCTTCACGAAACTTGTATTGAGGAAGATGCTTCTCAATACTTGTTTCATTACAATATATCTTGTACAATTCCCATGCCCTGACCAAAGTGATGAACTCTTCTGTTCGAAAGATCTCAAAATATGCATCTACGAAATTGTAAAAGACATCTGTCTGTTCCATCATGTTTTCTGGGCGATATGTGTTATAGAAATTCCTACCAAGAGATTCATATACCGTCATACAATAATGGGCAATTGCTCCGAGTTCGAAGTCGATCCTTTCCATTAAAATATTGTATGTATCGGAGTCGATTGTCCGTTGCGTTGGGACTACGTCGATGAGCCTTCTGATAATTCCAGACTTAGCATCCGAAATCTTGACAGGAACATTCGTCCCCATGAATAAAAATGCATTAGATCTCACAGTTATTGGAATACGATACTTCTCGTTGATGATCATCGGCTCATGGGCGACAATCGAATTCAACTTTGTGTTGTCATAAATCCTGGATAGATCACCGTCATGTTGAATAGCTACCAAAGGATTGTTCTTGAATGAAGCTGTGGCAAAGGAATTGTTGTTACTTGCAAGCTCTCGAGCGTCGAACACGGTAGAATATCCGACAAACAGTTTCTGAATGATGTTTAGAATAGTGGACTTTCCACTGGCAGGGGGGCCATAAAAGACAAGAAATTTCTGGATCGTTTTCGAGTCTCCACAAACCACTGCTCCTATGGCCCACTCGATCTTTTGCCTTTCTTCATCACTGTACAATACGCCAACCAAGGCATCCCAAGCATCGCACGGACCTTTAGCCAAAGAATATGGAAGCCTGATACTGGCATAGTCTTTCTTCGAGACGGTGGTGTTTTCAAATATAAGTGTCTCGTCTAACTGTCGAAAGCTATCGCCACTGTTTCTGAGATATCTTTGAAATCCATCCCAAACTTTTGAGCTATCTGCTCCAAGCCTGGCGATCGAAATCTTTACGTCACTTTTTTCTTTCAACTCCTTTGCATAACGATCTAAATCTGCATCAACAAGACGTGCTACATCGTAAATATCTTTCGACCATAGACCTCGTTCCTCATCCCAAACGGCATAGAAGTTCCCACCTCGAGTCATCAAATCGGTAGATCGATCGACAATCCAGTCAGGACGAACTTGAAGGGTGTCTTTCTTTTCTGTTGTGATTATGTTGTAAAAATCCAACATTCCCCTTTCTATGCGATTTGCTGTTCGTCAATATATTCGAAAAATTGATACCAAATTTCTGTCTCTCGTTGATTTCTTTTTGGACTGATCAAAGGAAATAGACCACCGTTACCTTTCTCATCGCCTTGTCTCCAAATAAATGTATACAGAATATCCTCGATTATGTTTAGATCTTCTGGAGATATTCTTTGAAATTCATTGAGCCCGAGATTCTCGATAAATATCCAGAACCAAGTTCTGACACTTAGTGCTGTTTGAAACTCTGCACGTATGGCAAACGACACAAGTAACTCAAGCATAGAACAAGGTTCGTTAGCCCAAAATTCGTCTCTTTCGTAATCTGTTTCCCGGACGAAACTAATTCTTAACTCAAGTCCGTCTTCTGCTCTATGCTCATCTGCTGGTACAACCCAAACAAATTCGGTTTTGTGTAGTATAATAAGAAGATCTAAATATACCGAAGAACGTGGTTCTAAAACCTTTGCACAGAGCCAGTTGAAATATGCGTGTTCAATCGGCTCTCTCATTTCATTCCATCCTAAACTTTCTAACACCATGTTGAGAATGTCTGATCTCTCTTTCTGCCGCTTCTTCAAGATCTACATCAAGGATCTCTTTCGAGAAGCTACCAGGATCGAAGAGGATCTCGTATTCGGCCTTTCGTTCATCATTCCGAACATAGAAGACGTTTGGATCTTGTGAACCATGACCGAATCGAAGAGGACCGGTTATAGACAAATAATTATAGACTGGAGTCTCTTCCTCGTCTGCCATTATGTCGTCACCAGAAAAATATGTCAAAGTTGACTGAGCATAATCCATACTATCCTCAAAGAACTCGTCTTTGTGAATTATAAACGGACGATCTGCTGTCCTTGATTCAATTTCAGTTTCGTAATTCCAATCACCATCATCACCAGCAAACAACGTTTGTGGAACGGAGTCTGGTTCTGGATCTGTATTTACCTCAACTACAATCTCTTCCACTCGAGTTACCATCACTGGTTTTCCATTTCGTACGTCTTTCTTTGGAATACCAATTCCACGTTGAGCCTCCTGTTCAGATATAAATCTTTCCATTGCATCGTGATCGAATGGTAGTCTCTCTGGAATATCAAATCGGTTTCTTATCCGTCGAAGAGTGTTGTTTGTTTCCATTCGTTCTACTCTACGACCAGCAACAAAACCAACAAGAAATCCAACTCCAACCGATCCAATTCCCACAGCAATCGGAAGTGTAGCTTTATGCCTAAGAATCGCTTGTATATTTACTTGCATTCCTTTTCTCCAATCAGGTGATATACAACACCATCAACGTTGAAGTCGATCAACATACAATGATCTTTTGATGGATATTTGTCTTTCGGATTCAACTCGAAGACAGAAAACTCAACATAACCATCTCCGTTGCCATTCTTTGCCCATCCGACGATAGAACCTTCTCTGGTTCGTGGAAGCCCGAGAGAATCATATGCATCATTCAAGAAATAATGACCTCTTGCTTTCAACATGTGATCAGCATGATTCTGAGCAACTTCGACAAATCCACGATTCAGATTAGGATCTTCATACCAGTTTGGATTTGTCCATTCAAACATCCTGGCATATGTAGACAATGACTCAACCTCAGCTGGTCGAATTTCAGCTGGCTCTCCTTCTCCCAACGCTATACGACTGGCATACATACCCTTCGTATAGATCTCTTTCTCCTTTTCCTCTCCGACTTCTTGACGAACTCTCTCACGATATTCGTTAAAGGCCTGCAACGCACTGACCAAAGTCAATGTAAGCGCAGTGTTACGCTTTGTCAATTGCACATGTGATCCAGTGAGTGCAAATATAGAAAGACCACCTACAACAAGGGCAGGGCCGTATAATTTCCCAAGTTTTACAGCACTCTTTCCATATACAAATGCAAGATCCCCCAAATGATCCTGCTCTGTATAAGACTTGCCGATTTGTTCGGCCGTCCTTTTTCTGTTTGTCTCAAGCTCGTTCACAGCCTCGAGATCCGTCTTGATACTGTCGAGGGTATCTTCTATATTAAGAGTTGCTCGACAAGCTAGAACTGTGGCACCAACAGCTCCGACGATACCTACGGCAAAGAAAATGTGGGGGGAATTCTTTTTCGTCTGTAAAATTCTTCTTCCTACAAATCTGGTAATTTTATCGAAATTCATTATGTACCTTTCTATGGAATTATCTGTATCGGCTCTGCTTGAGGCAAATTGAGCAAATATCCATCTCTAACTTGTTGGATTCTGGCATCTCCCAAATATACCCATCCCCATTTACTGTTTACATAATCTCCAGGATGCCCTTGAAGAAGTTCATTCAAATCAGCTACAGAAACAACATCAAAGGTATCAATTATTTCATTCATCTTCATAATAACCAGTTCAGCTTCTTCACGAGTTGATACGATGAACTCTTCTCGACTATAACGTCGATCTGAACTTCCTGGAGTATGCCCCATAGGTCTTTCGTATGGACGAGAAATAACTGAAGAACCCGGCGTTCTAGTCACAGGAGTATTATACGTAACTCTGGGTCCTGCCATCGAACCGTAGTTTTGACGTCGAACAGCCGATTCCCCGTATATAGCTCGTCTAAGACCCTGCTCTCCCATATCGACTATCAAGTTTTTGACTGTGGGCACAAAAACATCGAGCCAAAGAAAACGACCAACGCTACCGAAATTTGCTTCCACAATCAATTCTTTGAATTTGATTCCAATTGGTTTCTTCTTGATTATAACTTCTCCAGTGACAACGCGTTGAACTTCTTTCTTAGGACGAGGTTCAACCTCTCTATTTTTTCTCGAGTTCCCGGCGTAATCTTCCATTAAGTCTCCGTTGCTAGAGCAGCTGTCTTTGTGTAACTCTCTTGGACGCCTTCCCGCATGTCGGAAGGAAGTAATCCAGTAAGAAACTTGACTGCAACCTCATCGTCTGTGGCAAGCTCCATGAACAATGCAGAATATGCAGCTGTCTGTGAGAACTCCTCACGAAGTTGATCGTTCTTGATGAATCGCTTTCCATCATCAGACTTCTTGCCATAAGCCATTAAAATGATCTTCTTGAACAACCTTATAATCTCTTTATTGTCCTTTGTCTCGATGACTCTCTCCAAGACTCTTCCAAATCCTTCTCCATATTCGACATCGAGTTCAATCAACTCCGGCTTGGATAGGTTGAAATAAGCGATCTCAGAGGTCTCCTCACCGTCATAATCCTCATACTTGATCTCTCTCTTAAGCACCGCATTCCTTTCTAAATATAAAAACAGAACCTATGCCTTAGCATAGATCCTGTTCTTGAGAAATCCCAAAATTCCTTTATGCGTTTCCGCCATTTCTCCAGATCATCTTGTCGTACAAGCGTCCACTAACGATTGTGGCTACCGCACCCACAAGGGATACGATAGCTACCTTCGCTAATTGATGCTCAATTGGACGAGGGTCCTCTGGAGGAAATAGGGAAATATTTATTGTTTTCATTTTGTTCCTTTCTCTCATTATAATCCATGTATAAGTTGCGAATCCTCACAGAGGTTTGACGTAGTTATAGGAAAATGCTATGCACGGCTCGTCGTTTTCGGCCATCACCGTAGAGAACTCCAGTTTCAGCATCTTGTCAGAATCCCAACCAAATCTGGATGAATCCGATGTTGGTCGTACATCGATCAACTCATAGAATTCATCGAGAGTCACGTATCTTTCGATGAATATCTTTGCATTGATCTCATTCTCGGCTCTTCTGAGCTTGTCCATGTCACTTCTGAAATATCGCCCTGTGTACATCTCACAGCACATGACATGCCCATTACCAACGACGATTACGTCTCCTAAACAAGGTGGATGCTCAGCAATCCTGTCTTTTGCAATCTCGTCCAGAACCTTTTGATCTTTTCCTTTCCCCAATTCGTCACTGACCTTCTCACGATATTCAGTGAATGCTCTCTCTGTCAGAGAATATGCAGCCATAGCCGCCACTGCACGATTGTTACTGGCCTTGGAAGCGCATACAATACATCCGATAGTTGCCGCTCCTGAGATAACGGCTGGGACATAGCATTTCCATATCAGCTTGATCTTTTCGTTGTTCGGTAGTTCCTCTCTATCCTCATCAATCAGAATATCCGCTGCCTGGAATGATCCTTTCGCTACGAAATATGACGTTGCTATCACTCCACCCACGCCAAGCGCAGTGAATATAACAGGCGAATTGGACTTAAGAAGTTTTACTGTGTTTCCAAATATGGTCTGAAGATCCATTAGCGCCTTCTCATCTCCCTCACAAATATGTACACCAACCAAAGTCCACATGTCAGGAAGATCATGATCACATCTCCCAGAAAATTAAAGAATCCGTATCTTTTACGAATATGGACTCTGAAGGTATCAACATCAATTCTCATTTTTCTCCTCTCTATTAAAAATAAAATGAGAAGATCGCAGCCTCATTGGGCCACGTTACTACCTCTTCTCATTACAATCCATGTATTTCTTGCGAGGGAAAAACCTAAACCCTTGTTAGAGGTCTAGGTCTTCAACTATTCTGCAAATTTGTATAGAATCGCCTCTTCACTTTCTGATACGATCATTTGAACATTCTTTGGTCGGTCACAGCTGTCATCGTGACCAAACCTTACTATCTCTGATCCGCACCAAGGACAATACTTCGGTTCTTTCAACACATTATTCCCTTCATTAGTTGTCGTTATAACCAGTGTATTTTTTGCGAGGGAAAAACCCAAACCCTTGTTAGGGGCTCAGGCTTCAAGCAATTTCGCTCAAAGATCCTTCTGCTTCTTTGATTGCCTTCTTCATTGACCGACGAAGTCTGATTTTGTCAGCGGCGTTCATGATTCCACCAATTACTACTGGGACGCCCCATATTGCTGCTGTTGCAATAACACAGGCGGCCGCAGTGACTTTAATAGAATCACCTACCGTGAGGTCAGTTGACTTCTTCTGCCATAGACTAAGGTTCTCTTCCATTAGAATTCCTTTCGCTAGTTCTCATTATAATACATGTAATTTATGCGAGATAAAAAACCTAAACCCTTGTTAGAGGTCTAGGTTGTCGAACTACTTTCTTCCACGAATTCTGTAGTCGACTTGCTTTGCGTAGGCGCGACGACCTTGCGCTGCACTCATTGAATCGATGATCTTTGCTACTGCTGTAGCAGCAAGAGCACCAATTGCAACAACTGCAAGCGGGTTCTCGTCCCATGCCTGCTTCAGCTTGTCTTTCCACATAACTGTTTCCTTTCTTTAGTTCTCATTATAATACATGTAAAATATGCGAGATAAGAAAAAACCTAAGTCCTTGTAGGGACCTAGGTCTTGTTTCAAACGATCTCGGTAACTTCACCAAGAAGTCCATTGCTGACGATCAGATCGGTGTTCTCTGGTGTCGTAGAAGCATTTGCTTTGACCACGATTGCTGCAACGCCGATGACGGCTGCAACAGCAACTGTGATGCCAACTTTGTGCTTCCTGACGAATCCTTTGAACTTTCCGTTCCGAGTTTCATCCACAATTATAACTTCGTTCATGATTGTTTCCTTTCAATGTTCTCTCATTACAATCCGTGTAATTTATGCGAGAATATAACCTAAAAATAGGCCAAATCGACGGAGAGGCCTCTATTTTGCGTTCTAAGCGGTTTTAACATAATTCTGGTACCTTGATACTATAAATATGATTTGAAAGCCTCAGGACGAATTCTAGGGGGATGTTTTTTCGAAATGTTTGTGGAAAAATTCCCCCTGGGTTTTTTTAGGGTTCAAAAAAATAAAAACAAGTGAAAAAACATGAAAACCATGTAAGATATGACCTTACACAGTTCTCATGCTTCTTCAACAGATGTCGATCGTCTCGATTATCTTGGCTGTATCAATCGATTAAAACCCTTTGACGTCAGAACATGGTTCTGTTCGAATATGAGGATCAGAATGACTCCTGCCAGATTACCCAAGATGAGGGCTATTGTCTCCTTACTCAATGGCGGTCTTTTTACATCTTTTTTGACCGTATTGAGTCGTTCCAAATATCCCATCATCTTGCCGTATTCCGGCGAATATACTCCAATCTTGCTCATTTCTTCCATGACTCCCTTGATCTCCTCATCAAGAGCCTCTTTCAATCCTTCTCCAAGGAAATATCTCAACGCATTTTCCTTTCTGTCGCTCTCATTATAACCCTTGTATGCTTTGCGATTACTCCTCGGGTCCGAGCACAACCTTGAAAGACACCTCTTTCATCATCTCTTCTGGATCTTGATTCAGTTCAAGAGTGATCAATTTTTTATCACCAGCAGAAGTAACTATCATTTGTCCGTCATAATGCGTTAAAGGGAACCAAAACCACAATGCAAAGAAAACAGCGAGAACTGAAAGAATCACTAAAAATTCGGCCTCAGGAGATACACCAGCCGTGTATGTAATGATAATATAGAAAAAAGACAAAATTATGACAAATAAGTGAAATATACGTCTATTCATAATATTCCTATTCTACTACAAGTGTCGGATATCCATTTTCGCCATTTTCATCTTCAAATTCGACATATTCCGTCACACGCATACGAGTAGTTTCATTATATTGCCCATATACACTTATTATATCTCCAACATCGTAATCAACCCGATATTCAGCTGTAAGTCCTTCTCTTGAAGGCTCAGCTTTAGTCAGAATAACAGGATTTTGCAAACTAAGAATTTCCCTGCCTCTTTGTTCCAATGCGGCAACTAAAGTCAATATAGTTGCTTCGTCTGTAGGTTGATCTTGATATTCACCATCAATATCTGTAGCTTCTATCCACATTGTTCTTCTTTGAGCGCCTGTCTCTTCTGGATTAACCACAACTTCAAACCATTTCCCGGAAACAAGCGCCGCGTTTTTATCGAGCTTATTGCTCCATAAATAGTCACCACCGACGATGTCTCCAGCAGAATATGAAAGCATTACGGTTTTACTTCTATCAACCCCAGAATATATGATGATATATACCGTATTTTTAGATCCATTCCTAGTTCCAGGATATGGACGAATCGTTTGTATCCCAAGATTATCTATTTTAGCCATTTCTTCCATAGCCGCGTACAAAGGACCTCGTTTAACGGTTCTTTCGACCGGATCGTTTGGACCTGTCCCATCCCAATAACTAAAAACGTTCGGGATATTGTTATTTACATCGTAAACATCGTGTGTTGCATGTTGATCAAACAAATATTTTATCTGTTGTCCAACTTTCATAGCAATAATAGTATATTCATCATATGATACTCTCGGAAAACCAGGCTGAGATGTCCCAACAGTTCTACAATCGAAAAACGTTTCAAATCCTCTACCAGTAATAGTTAAAATTGGTTCTTCACCAGCATTTTCAACAATCTCATGGTTTTCGACATGCATTAAAATCGGACTATTGACTTGTGATACTAATGAACCAATCGGTAGTCTTTTCTGAATATCGCCTATCGCAGGAGCTGTAAAAGTGAATTCACTAGATGAATCATATCTTTCAATCCACATTTTAGTGGAAAGTCCATTGACAATATCCCCAGAGTCTATAGAAGTAAGATATGGGAGATTATTGAATACAATAATATCCATATCTAAACCCCCCAGTATGTTTGAAAATATGAAATCTCATCCCAACTTACAGTAAACGTATCGAATTTGAAAATGTTATACCCAGGAAATATAATCGGCCAAGAAGAACCAGGAACAATACCATCAGCAACATAGGACTTAACACCGTTTCGCATGACATAAACGTATTTAGATTTTTCACTCGAAACATACAATATGTCATTTACACTAAATCCGTTTATTGCTTTTGGATTTATACCGAAATACCATTCATTATTAGGATCAGAAAGAGTTAATTCAGGTAAAGCACTATTAAATTTAACAGAATATGTCATTCCATGCGGAGCGGTTGATTTTGTATCTGAAATGATCGTGTATTCTGGATTCAAATCTTTAACATCGATACTTATAGGTTTAGGTGCCTTTAACAAAGCATCCCTACAGAATATAGTAAGCGTAACCTCTTGTGTTCTAGCAAAGTGAGGTGCCTCAATTTTAGATACAAATCCAGAAAGCGTAGCTACCACCTCAGAACCATTTTTGAAATATAAATCAACTGCTCCAGCTCTTGACGAAGAAACGGCTTTGTATATGGCATCTCTGAGATCTGAGTGAGATTCTCCTTCGCCTTGACGAGGATTTAGACTGATCAGAAAGACGACATTTCGATTTTGCGTGAAAAGCGTGTATTCTTTCGACGTCCCAGTTCCAACATGAGGCTGGGCCAATATTTCATCTGCATCAAGCCCGGTTATCTCTTTGATATTGAATGCGTTTCGTCTTGTCGGATCACGAAAGCTTAGAATCATGATATCAGTGGAGTTTTTTACATGAATTTCAATTGAAGTTAGTTTCATGAAATCTTCAACTCCTCCTTAGCCAATACGATCTGACTCTTCGTGTTACGGTAAATATCGTTTGTCGTCAATTCTGTTGGAGCGTTGATCGTCTGCTCGAAATTGATCTGAGTTGGTGGAGGAGGTGTAGACGCAGTAGTTGCCTGAGAAGCTGCAAGAGTTGAAGCCGAAATAACGCTTGCTTGCATGAGAGAAGCATTCGGAACGACCGCACCAGGCCCAATATATCCGGAAATATCCTTAGCAGCCTTCTGAACATTGGTCAAATCTACCACCGGGGTAATAACTGGATTAATGCTTTCAAGATCTCTGAGCATGTTTGGAATTGTGCTCAAACTATCCTGTATAGCTGTAACTGCACTATTAGCCATGTTCTCTGAAGCATTGGCAACAGATGTATCGGTATTCAAAGCAATGGCCATTCCATCAGCCATCCATCCACCAAGCTCCATAAACGCCTTCGACGGACTGGAAGCTCCAACAGCACTCTTAGCGTGATCAAATGCGCTCTTGGCCAAGTTAGCTGCGCCTTCAGCTACCTTTTCAACCTTTGAAGCCATCCCAAGAGTCATACCGTCTGCAACAGCTATACCAAGCGCCTTACAGTCTTCTCTTATCTGTGGGGCTGATTTATTAATTTCATCAGTTAGACCTCTCAAGAATTTATGAAGTGTTTCTGCGCCTGCAGCAGCCAGCTCAAGTGCATTCTTACCAAGTCCTTCAATAAATTTGATGATAACTTGAGTGCCTGCGGTAATAATGTCGTTTGCACTATTACCAATTCCTTGAATAAGCGTTATGATCAAATGCGTACCAGCAGCAATGATCTCTGATGCATGAGTCGCAAGAGAATTCAAGAATGTCACGATAAGATTCGCAACCGCCGTCACAATCTGGTCCATACTTGTTGCAATACCATTGACAAGGCTGACGATAAGATTCACACCAGCCTGAATGATATAAAGAAGATTGTTCTGAATAGCAGTAACAAACGCTACAATGATCTGTGCAACCGCATTTACAACCTCTATAATATTGCTTGTTATACCAAACAAGAATTGAATAAGAAGTTGGAAACCAGCATCAATAATTTGACTATAAGAACCAATAACGGCATCCATAAATGCAGTAATAAGATTAACAGCAGCTTCAGCAATCAGTGGAATATTATCAGCTATCCCATTGATAAAATTGGTAATAATCTCGACACCGACTGTGACAAATTCACCAACATGATCAGATATGCCCTGCAAGAAGGCAAGAATCATCTCATTAGCTGTTTCAATTATCTTTGGAAAATCTTCTCGAATAATCTTGAAAACTTCATCAAGGAGCGTTCGAATAAGCTTCCCAAGTTTCGGTATGAATTTGATAAGCTCATCAGCAAGAGTGTCAAGAACCTTCCCAACCATTTTGATAAGATCTGGAAGACCCGCTAAGAAATTCTTGACGAAATTGACGGCAAACAGAGCAAGATCAGCAGCAAGTTTCGGTAGTGCTTGCCCGATAATATCGAGCGCCTTAACGATAGCCAAAGCTCCCGTTACTCCAGCAGCCGCCATAACCTGAAAAGCTGTTGCAGCAAGAAATGCTCCTGCTCCAAATAGCATAAATCCGGCACCAATTACAATAAGAGCAGCACCAAGAGCCAACATTGCAGGAGTAACTTCTGCTAGAGCGATGGATGCAATGGCAAGAACCGCCAATACACCAACTAAAGCCAGCAAAGCAGTTACAATCTGAGCGATACTCAGTTTTCCAAGTGTGACAAGCACTTTTGCAAGAATATCCATTGCATGAGCTATGACAATCATAGCCGCTGCACCAAGAATTGCTCCTTGCATGGCATTGACAGCCACAACAAGAATAAGAAGCATCGCAGCAAATCCTATAAGTCCCTTAGCCAACGTCCCAAGACTGAGGCTGCCCATCATCTTGACTGCACCAGCCATTACACCGAGTGCAACGCTAAGAACTAGAATTCCAGCCGCTGTAATAGGCAAACTAAGTGGCATCGCTTGCATAGCTATAGCAATTATACCCAATCCTACAGCTATACCGACCATTCCCTTAGCCATTTCACCCCACGACATACCAGAAAATGCAGTTACCGCTTTAGCTAAAATTGTCAAACCGACAGCAATCTCGATAAATCCCAATCCAGATATAACACTGGAAGCAGGCATAAGCATCAATGCTGCTGCTACCAATCCAACTCCAACGGCAACTCCTACAAGTCCTTTAGCCATATCTCCCCAAGACATACCAGCAAAAGTCTTTACCGCATGACTTAGAACAAGAAGACCAGTGGACATCGCAAGTAAACCAACACCTGCTGCAACAAGCTTAAGAGGATTTGCAGATATAATTTCTGTCGCTGCCACGAGAATTCCAAGAGCAACGGCGATCCCGATCAAGCCCGTTGCAAGCTCTTTTGGACTTAGTTTTCCAAGGACAGCTATAGCAACTGACAGAATATCGATTGCGATAGCAATTTGTATCAATGCAGCCCCAACAAGAACCAGTTTGGCTCCGCCTGTAGTCCTGGTGATTCTGTTCAAGATTTCCAACGTCCCAGCAAGCTCACCAAACCCGACGGCCATGGCAGCCAGTGCCTTTGTCAAAGCGACCGAGTCAATCAAAGACAGAACGACGACAGCAGCAGTAAGAAGAGCAATTGCTTCTGCGATCTTCATGAGCGCTTCTGACTTGATCTTCATCTGGAATGTTTGAAGCGTCTTTGTGAGTTGATCGAAAATACCATTCACCTTAGCCATAAGCCCGCCGGTAAGGTCAAGTTTTATTCCATGCTCAAAGAATTTCTTGAGCATGATGACAATCCCGCCAAGGAGACCAACGTTAAGAACGTCAATAGCCGAATTGAAATCGGTGGAATTCATTGCCTTTGCAATGTTCTCACCCAAATGCGAGAAAAATGTGGAAATGTAATTCCCGACCTTGTCCAAGGCATTCATAACCCAATCGAATGCTGAACCCATTCCCTTGAAGACGCCCTGAACCCTTTTGGCTCCGCTTTCCATGGATTTGAATCTCTCAGACACGTTGTCTTTTCCGAACGACATGCTGAAGAAGTTTCCTATGGCTTTCGAAATCTTCTTGATCCAGTTTATTGCACTGGCGATAGCGTCTCCGATACCGGCAAAGAAAGCATGAAGACGACCACCATCAACAAGAAATTCTTTCAGATGAGTTAGTGCATCTCCAACACCGGCTCCAAATGAAAGGAACCCTTTAGATGCTGGAAACAGAGCTGTAAGCAGATCTCCGACAACCAAAGCAAGACCTTTAATGATTTCCCATCCGATTGACAGGACAGAGAAGAATCCAGAGAAAATACTCTTAAGCTTGTATGCCGTATCTGCTCCCATTTTGAGGTGCTCAGAAAAGGTCTTGAACGCTTCGGAAATTGAGACAAGTGTTGAGGCGGCTTTAGGAGGAAAGATGTTTGTAAAAGCATCTTTGGCAATACCAGCAATTTGTTGAATACTTTTGAAGATGTTCATAAATCCAGCAGCGAAATTAGGCATCGACTTTGTAAGATTAGTGAAGTCAATCCCCTTGATCATATTGATCAAGTTGCCTGTAGCAATACTCTTCATCTTGAGGAAGGCATCGATGAGAGGTTGTAATGCGGCGGTCACACTGTCTATAGCAGGTGTAAGGGCGTTGAAGAGGTCTCGTTGTTGTTCCCTTGCTGGGCCATACCAGGCAGCACCGAGTCGTGACAATGCAGCGTGCATGTTAGCTAGTGATCCGGTGTATGTTTCGTTAGCTTGAGTAGCATGGGCACCGAAGGCTTGGTCCATTGCCTTGGCGAAGGTCTTGTAGTCAAGCGTCCCAGCCGTGGCCATCTGGTGGATCTCTTGCTCACTCTTGCCCATTTGCTTACCAAGTGCTGCTGCAGCATTGAGCCCTCGAGTAGCAAACTGTTGAAGGTCAATGTTCGTGATTCTTCCAGAAGCCGCTGACGTAGTGAACAGATACGCCATATCACTAAATGACGATCCAGTCATTGCTGCAGTACCGGCAATACCACGAAGAGACTGCGTCATGTCATCTCCGGCACCAATACCAGAAGCAGCAAACTGCGCAGCGGCTTTAGCAGCTTCATCTAGGCCGTAAGCTGTTCCTTTAACAGCTCCCAATGCACTCGCCATAGCCTTGTCTACATCGACGCCTAAACCTCTGAACTGGAACTTGGCCTGCTCAATGTTATTAGCCCTAGTTCTACCACCAGTAATGATTGGTTCGAAGATATCTTTCTTGGCCCAGTTCTCTACAAACTTAATTGCCGAAGTGGTTAAATTCTGAATAACTGTAAATCCAATAGCTCCGAGCGCAGTGAATTTACTGGCGATCTTCTCAACACCAGACGCCATTCCAGAAAGATCTACTTTTGAAGAAGCAGCACTAAGATCCTCAAGACCCTTAGAAGCTCCTTTAAAATCAAGCTTCGCATTCAGTTTGTCAATACTGGCAATGGTGGCAGCAACATTCTTTTCGAAATTCGCATTGTCAAACCTAATCGATACTACACGATTGTCAACGCTACTAGCCACCTGTCACCTTCTTTCCTATCTCGGTCGAAATATAATCGAACACTCGACTCATAGCTGGATTAATGAAATCTCTTCCTTGGACATAACCTCCTGTTCCTGTCCCATGTCCGTATTGAATAAGAATTATAACTGACAATCCACCTTCAATATCCGTGTTATACCATTCAATGGCGGGGCCTAATTTATCGCTTACAATTTTGAAACCCCATGAATGCGCAGCAAGACCAGTATCGACTGGAGTAGCCGACTGTAACGCAGCAAGACCAAGATGACCATAATGCTCAAGATCTGAAAATACCTTTTTAGTATCCAAAGATTTTAGCCACTCCTGAGTAGGTTTGTAATCGCCTTTGCTTGTTATTTGAATTGGCATGGCGCCTTCTCTAGTATCGAATAATACACCTCATGACCAGAAACTTTGGAAGATTTGCCCCGACCCCACTTGATCCTGCCGGAGTAGCATCTTGACCAATTGCGTGATTATGATTTCCTGCTTGACCTATTGAAGTATAAGTAAGTCCACTCCCAGGATCAGTTGTAGTATGAAGCGTACTGGTTGGTGCACTGATTCCAACCCGAAGCCCGTAATCACCATCCATTGGGTGAGAATGTTGTCCAGCATTTGCAATCGAGTGAGTATGATCATGAGTGTGACTTACTACAATAGCATCATCACTTCCACCCTGACTTCCAAGAGGAATACCAGAAGCATTCAATCCACGAACAAATCTATCTGCCAAGTTAGGAACATTAAAGTGCGTTCCATCAGCGGCCCCATAAGCAATATTAATGGTATCAAATAATGCTTGATAATTAGTTCTAAGATAACTTGCTCCATCGCAAAGAAGCCACCCTTGCGGAACAGTTTGACCAGCAAAAGTTGAAACTGTTCCAACAGGACAAAGAAGTTCCATCAAACCAGTAACATCTGTTCCTCCAGGTCCTGGAGGGCCTGGTGGTCCACGAACATCACCAGCATCAATTTCTACACCATCTCGACGAACAAGAATAAGATTATCATTTCGAACTTCTCCATCAATAACTGTTTCGTTCTCAATGGTCTTCATTTTTTCAGCTGTAAAACCAGTTACTGTGGCCATTGGTTCTCCTTAACTCTCGAGGGTGTCTGAAATTCTATAAATATCCTGGTTGACATAAACAGCATTCGCGTTTTGAATCTCAAACATACCATCGTTATCGATTCCAATAAGAACGGAATGGTCAGTTGATGCAGTCCAAGTTCCATCCCCATTATCAATGATTTGAATAGATGGAGCATCCAAAATATCATCAGTGTTATCAATCAAAAACGTTACATCATCAAGATATATAGCATTAACATTAACAATATCGAATAAACCGTCTTCGTAAAAGTTAATAAAACCATCTCTTAACGTAGTTGCCGTCCAAGTTCCATCCCCATTGTCAATAATCTTAACTCGATACCATTCATCCAATTTATCAACCAAATCTCCCATTGTTAGGAGAAAGGCATCAGAAACAGAAGATCCATAAAGAATTTCTTCAATATCCTCGAGAAGAAATGGATCAATATTGCTAGAATTGACAATTATATGCGCAGTTGGGTGATAACCAGAAATGTCCTCTGGAATAGCCGTAAGATGCCATTCAAATGTAGTAAGACTCAAATCTGCTGATACAGTATTTGATCCTCTATCTGATGGAATAGCCGTTAAATTGTAAATTAGATGAATTTTGTAGTTTGAAGAAGGGCCTTCAACGTCATTTCCGATTTGTGTTCTGTAACAAAGACTAAACAATTTTGGTGCTTGATCTCCCATATAAACACCACGTCTCAAAGGAGTCAATCCCTCAATTTCCATGAATTCATCAGGATAAGTCATTGCTGACATAGTCGCTGAAAAACTCCCAAGAGAAACAAAATCGTTAATCTTTTTCCCATCGTAATAGATGGATTCTATTTCCTTGTCAAAACTTTCGGTAACAGAAATGAGCCCATTCCAAGGAACCGCCGAGCCATCAGGAAGATACAAAACACCTCTGTCTAAGCCAGTTTCATAGGTTCTTTCTCCTACTTTATCCCATTCCAAAACAGGCATGACTCTCCTTTATCACCCTTTAGTACCCAATTCCGCTCTTCTCTTAGCATTCAAAGCCGCATTTCTTGTTGCCAGTTCTTGACGAGACATTTTCTCTGGTTTGGAATTCTTTATGTTACAAATTCGAATCAAAGAGAATAACCGATTTAAATGCCAATACTGACACTCAAAGGGAATATTAAAAGCCACCATCCAATAATAGATTAGCTCTGATGTAATCACCTCCCCCGGACCCCGACGCTCCGGCATGATTCCAAAAGTTGTTGCTGATTGACTAGAATCAATATACTCTTGAATCTTGTCAATAGCTTCTTTTGGTAACCTATACAGAACGTCAGGGTCCGTGTCAGAGGACACTATCATCGCTTTCAAGTATCCGAAAATTTCTTCTGGGGTTTTTTGTGAAGAAGACAAAAACGGCGTTTGGTATTCTGACTCCCATTTTGACAGTGAAATCAAAGAATGCTCAAACTCAATAACTACATCATTGACCGATTCGAAGGTATTTGTTTCTTCATTGAATAATTCATCTCCTTCGACTATGAGTCTAAGCATTTTTGATTCCTAACTAAGTAATGGTAAAGTACCAGTCAGTATCGGTTCCAGACTGAATGACATAACCAGGATCTGGCCTGGAAGTAACCAGAGTGTTTGCACTAAGAACCATGTCCCCTGCAGGGGCTTCATCAGAACCAATGAAGTATTTAAGTCCAGCAACTGTCGGAATTGTCAAAGTATTTGTGCCAGCATCAAACGCAGGAGCTTGCGGTGTAACCGTTTGGGAACCGCTTTGGAAAAGTGTGATGACTTCGTCGGGATGTGGCAAGACAGGATTGACACCTTCACCACCATAGAGAATCTGCTCTAGTGCAGTAAGATCATCTGAAGAAACATCTGACGAATTTACAGTAAGGAGAGACGTTGGTCTCATCCCAGTCACCGCAACCGGATTCGTAGCAACACTCCAACTGAATGCAATTGCTGCTGGTGAATCGTTGATTGTCTGATAGGCCTTCTCAGATGGACTAGCAGTACAACCATAAAGGAGATGCAACTTGTAGCCATATGCCTCTCCTTCAATGTCATTTCCATACCTTGTTCGATAAGAAAGTCCGAACATCTTTCGAGGTTGCTGACCAACAGCGACACCAGGAATAGGTACGGCAAGACCATCATACTCTGCAAACTCATCCGGATAAGTAAATGCTTCAACAGTTGCAGCAAATTCTTCAGCTGAGAATAGATTCAGATATTTGATGTTATCAGCATACTGTGCATTTGGTGAAGCGCCAGAAGGCGATTCTGTAACTGCAGTAAGTCCATTCCAAGCAACCCCGTCAACGTACACACCCTTTGAATCTGGCATGTACAACACACCATGATCGACACCGGTCTCATAGAATCGGTGTCCAAGTTCATCCCACACAAGCTTTGCCATCTTTTTCTCCTTCTAAAAGAAAAGGTTATATATGTCGTGGTTTAAGCTGTCGGCCGTGAAAAAACGATCGAAAGAGCAAAGAGGAAGTGCAGCCACTCTGTCAGGAATACCACTATCTGGATTTGCATCAATTATAGTAACCTGATAACGTTTTCTATTTTTATACGGCCCATTGTCTGCAAACTGTGTTCTCGCACTATCACGATGATAAACAATACATGGATATTCGATTTGCATACTTGGTGGCGGTTGAAAATATACATTTGTTGACCCAAGCAAATCGACCAAAAGAGTTTGTAAATCAAGCCGTTTGCCCATTATAAACACTCCCTAGTTGCATGATGAGACGAGGACTCTGAACCTCAATTGTGGTGACGGTCCAGAGACCCCCGCTCCATCGTACATACTTGATTTTCAAGAAGTTTTCGACAGCATATTCATCCGCTACAATACTAACAGCGTTTGATATTACGACATCTTCGTTAATCTTTTCTTTACCATCGACTCTTCTAAAATTACGAACAATGTCGCCTTGATAGGTGAATTCAGTAACTTTATCCACCCAAACACCAGATCCCGGTGGAGTTTCTATAGATTCACCATATCCTATCTCTCCATAAAATCTGGCCATCGAAACTCCTTAGTTATTCAGTCTTTTCCCTAGAAGTTTCCTTCTTTGAGGAAGCACCCTCAGTAGTCCCGCCACTTGCGTCTGGGAGAGAGCCGTGAACTGGAGGAACACTCTGTCGAGCATTAGGCGGCTCAGGAACAATAATATGCACAGTTCCAGCTGGCGGAGCGACGAACGTTCCTTGCTTGACGACCATGGCGGACTTCATCTTCACCAACGCTCCAGAACACCGACCCTCGATCAGGTACTTGTACTGGTTGTAGTCGATGTCAAAGTCATCGAACAAATTGACCTCTCCGCCCTTGTCGGAACCGAGGACGTAGTCAGTCATATTGACAATAACAGCCAATGGAGGGTTGGCTCCTGGATCGAAGACGTCGACAGGAATGATCGAGGAAACCCGAATCTCTGATGCGAACTGATCCAGAGAAGTGTAGATGCGTCGACCCAATGTGTCCTTCAGCAACATGACCTGAGCAATGAATTGCTCACTCGTGTACATGGCTGGAGTTCCAGTTCCACGATATAGAGCCCGATACTGAACGATGGCATCAACAACATCCTGAACACCATTGGCAGCAAAGTCAGCCAGAACCTCAATCGTGAACAGAGGGTCATCAGTAGCGATCGGGCGGATACGATCCTCCAGAATCTTTTCTGAACTCGCGACATCGCGTCCATCACCAATGAGAATGGCACGAGCGATCTCCTCATCGAGCATGAGCCTCATCTCACTCTTCATCCACGCCACGACATCGAAGTCGGTGATGTCGATAATGTCATCACGATCCAACTTTTGCATTTTGTAGATAGTTTGTGGCATGGTTTCCCGCCTGGAAGTCGAGAAGAACTGCTCCTTCTTCACATCCCCAGTGATGTAACCCTTTGCTCGAGCATCGTCGTACGTGAGGTCTGCAAAGTGAGTCTTCACACGAGCAAACGGAGACTTTCGAGCACCACCCAACACGGTGTTTACCCACTCGGTCCGACGAGTGTAGAACTCCGGAGCCGATGTGAGGGCCTGAGCCTCAGGGAACAGAGTGTCGATCTGATTGATCCCGTGCGCAAGCGCATAGGCCTCTGTGGCCTGCTTCAACGATCCACACTTGGTAGCGTCGGCGACGATACCTTTCATGTCCTCATGAGAAAGAGTTTCCCCTCCCTTCTTGTCCTTGTCGTCGCCTTCAAAGATGTTGTGCTTCATTTTATCGCCTTTCTCAGTGTCGGGAAGTTCTCCATCGTGTTGAAGAGCTTCGCCAATCATGTGGTGAAGCACCTTCTTCTGCTTTTCGTCCAATGATTCGTAAGCTTCCTGCAGCTCCTCAGGAATAGCGGATTGAGCGACATTGTCTCCACCACCCTGTTCAAGCGCCATGCCAACCATGTAATGCAAAACCTGCTGTTGCTCTGGATTCATCGAATCGTATACATCTTGCACCGTCTTACCGGTATCACCAGAAGGAGCTGGCGGAGGAGTTCCACCACCATTTGCGTGCTCGAACGAAAGACCGGTGTAAATGATAGCCTCGTCCTCGAGAACGCTCATATCATCGTCAGAGTGACGAATTGTGACGTTTTCGATGAGAGCACCTGGATTTGCACCAGAAAGAACAAGGCTGACTTCACGAATAGCTCCATGAAGAACCTTCTTCGACCTCTCAATGAGATCATTCGCCCAAATAGACATCATCGTAATGTCTTTGTGCTGAATCAACCCATGAGTATGAACTGCCTTTGGTGAATCGTTGAAAAATCCGTAGGCATAAACGCCTTCGTCACGGTTTTCAAGAATTGCATGTCCAAGCACGTTCTCTGGATCACTGTGTCCATGCTGCCAAACAAGCGGAACCTTCATAGTATCCTGATGCTTAAAGGCATCTGGCATGATGGTCCGTCCATCGGAGCATTTAAGCCCGGCCTTAGTGGCCCAGCCATCGAAATCTGCTTCCATTTTGACCATTCCTTTCTAAGCTAAGCCACCGGAACATTTCCATTCGGCGTTTGAGTATCTGGAACTGGAACTGGAACTGCAGCTGGAGTTGGAATTGCTAACGGCATGTTACTGTTTCTAAGTTGATCAGCCTTAGGATCTGGATAAGGCTGAAATCCAATAATACCTCTTATCTCATTACCAGTTAGAATTTCATTACGAGTAAACTTATCAGCAAGCTCAGCAATACTTGCAACTGTAACAAATCTAAACGGATCGGTAAAGGATTGAATTCTTTCAGACTTTGCTTTACCTTTTTCTCCTACGAACGATGACTGCATTGCTTCCATTACTGCATCCACGATAGGCTCAATGGTCCGTGCGTTGTAATTGAGCATAGCCTTTTCGTCTGCAATACCGTTCATGACATCTTCAGTGAGACCAAGTTGGCTGTAAAGCATGTTTGTGAGGTATTCAATTTGGGCCAAGAGATTGTTCTCTGCCGGACGGTTGAGCTGTGTTATCTTTTCAGTACCATCTGTGTAGGCAATCCCATACTTACTGCCTCTCAATTGAAATTCAATGTCTTCACGTCGCTTTTCTGCTTGTTCTTTTCTTGCATCGGATTTAATCACATATGGTAATTGGATAATGAGGTCAAGCTTTCCTGAACCAGATTGCTCATCAACTGCATCAAGAAGATACAACTTCTGAATAAGTCTTTGAAGTGTCGAATTAGGTTCATTCATCACAGAAAACAAAGGATTTTCGACAATAGCTACAAATCTTTTTTCAATTGTAATTTCTTCACGTTTTCCTGTTAG